CCACCCGACCGACCCGAACCCCCATCGCCGATCGCCCGCGCCGACGTCCACGCCAACGCTCACGCCACGCCCGCTCCGACCGCGGGCACCTGGCATCCGTGTCCGATCTCCCGTCCCGCTGTTGTGTGCATCCTATGAATTTCCTCCACGCTCCACCGATCCGGCATATACTGGAACCGTCAAGAGGGGCAACGAGTGAAAGGAATTGGAATGAACAGCTTTGCCCAGGCCTACAAGATCAACCAGCTCAAGAAGATCCAGGAGTACATCGACGACGGCCTCGAGCTCCTGCGTCGCTCCCGCGATTGCGAAGATCTCGCCACGCCCGAGGAGCTGGCGAACTATATCGAGACCGTCGAGATGGATGTCCTCGCGCTGCCCTATTGCGAGACTTCGAATCTTCCCGACTATGCGCTCAACGCTGCGCTCACCTCGACGATCGCCGGGCTGCTCCACACCCGTAAACATCTTGCAGCACTCTAGTTTGTGAGCATTTCGTGAATCCCGCGGAGCCGATCACAATGACCGACCCGCGGGGTATATTAGAAAACATCAAAGGCGCGAGGAAAAAGGAGTTATATGGTAACCGATAATTTGTTTTATCTGCTTGCGGCCTTGAACATTTCGCGTAGCAGTAGTTGGGAGATCTTGAATGACGACGATCTCACCACACCCGCCAAGCTTGCTCAGCTCTGTAAAGCCTCCGAAAGCAAAGCGATCCGGAAGATCGGCGAGCGTTTCGAGGTCGACCATTTCGCGGTTTACGAGGGCGATGATTATAAGGCGATTGCGCTCGTCGAGCTGTTCGAAGATTATGTCGACGGTGTTTACATCACGGACGAGTCCGGTGAATTCCTCCGCGTCGTCCTCAAGCAGTAAAGGAGAAACTAAAATGCGTACCCCGTTTGTCGAATCCATCCTTGCATGTATCGTGATCGTTATTACATTCGCGTTCTGCGCGTCGTTGGTTGAGGCCAAGATCAACGCGCTCGAATCCACGATGTTCGCCCGCTTTACCAAGGTCGAGGAGCAGATCGCCAAGCACGATTCCAGTTCTTCCGCCGCGCTTCATGGATATTATGAGCAGATCATCGAGGAGCTGAACAAAATGTAGAACTAACACCGATCCGAACAGAACTGACATAAAACAAACACAAAACGAAAGGCATTACAATGTTCGATTTCAAGAATCTCAACAACACCAACAGCGAGCCGGATTCCGCCAACGATCATCGTCGCACGAAGGGCAATCTTGCCGATCTCTGCAACGGGCAGATCTTTCATATCGACGGTACTTTTCAGCTCCGCTCCAACAACTACGGCCCCTACGCCGTCTTTCATGTCCTCGAGGATTCGCAGCATCATTATTACGCGGGTAAGCGCATCACGAAGATGCTCACCGACATCGACTCTGCAGGTGCCCGCGCTGAGCTCTCCGATCAGCCGGTGAAGTTCGTCGCGAACTCCGCGACGTTCGACGACGGGCGCACCGTCACATTCTACGATGTTCAGTTCGTTTAATGTGCTGAACAACTAGCAAAACAAAACCCCGACGGTCTCGCGATCGCCGGGGTTTTTCATGCCGATCGCCAAAGGCTAGGCGTTCTGAATCGTGACCTTCGCGGAGGCCGTGATCGGGGTCGTGGCACCATCCGGATTGAGGTAGGTGCTCGTTGCGGTCAGGTGGATTTCGTCGCCGTTGTCCAGGCCGGACTTCTGAACGTGGAGCACGTTCTGGCGATCCACATAAGTGCGCGTATTCAGCGGGAGCGCCTTTGCGGTACCGCCCGAATCGCCGGCGGGGCGAATAGCGCTGATCTCGTAGGTGACGGAATCCGGCGCAACCTCGACGGGACCGTGGTACTCTTTCGGGGTGATCGTACCGGTGAGCGTCGGGGTGATTTTGATCGTACCGCCGGGCTCAACGTGGGCGTCGCTGATCGCCAGGTTGAGAGTCGTCGGAGTCATGGTGACAGTCGGGATCTTCTTGGACTCGGACAGCGAGAATACGACGATCGGGACGAACGGGCTCGCGGAAATCGTGCAGATATCGAAAAGCCAATAGTTCGTCGCGAGGTTAGCCGAGTTGAACTGGCTGGTCGTGGTGTATTCCTGCTGATAGCACTGGAAGAAATCCGTAGTCGTCAGAATCGCGTAATCGTCATCGTTAAGCGGCCACTTCTTGTCGGGAATAACCTTGAGTCGATACTGAATATCGACCTTCTCGAGGTTGTACGCGGCTGCGAGGCTCTGCACGTTGGTGGCAGCCATCGCGCTCGAGCGGATGAACAGTACCAGCTCCTCAGGGTTCGCGAATACGGGGATCTCCGAAAGGGTGTACTCCGCGCTAGGCACCGTGAAGTCATAGCTGAACTGCTGGAGCGCCTGGAGCATTTCATCGCATCCGGCCTTGGTGGTCGGCGCGGTGGTGAGCTTGTGGCGCGGCAGGCCGTAATGATGATCCATGCGCGGGAACAGCTCGAGCATTTCGCCATAGATGTCGTATTCGTCCGCGTTCATCGGCTGAGCCATGACCTGCGCGATCAGCCGGTTCAGGCCGTATTCCTCTGCGAGCGCTCGACGCATCTGTTGGCGCGAGACGGTGATGGGGTAGGTGAATTCGTGGTTGATCGAGTGGAAGGCCTGCAGACCGGCGGGATAATAGGTCTTGAACTGATCTTCGGCGTCCATGTCGAAGCTGTGGCCCTTGATCCAGCCCAGCATCGTCTCTGAGACGGTATTTCCGTAGTAGAGCTTCTGCTTGAAAAACTCTTTCAGCGGGTTCTCCCAATGCTGCTGGTGAATGAAGCTGAAACCGATGCGCTGAATCATGTATTTCGCGAAATCGTTATAGATGTCGCCGTTCATCGGGTCGAACAGCTTCTCAACGGTAGCCGTGCCCTTGGAGTCGGGGAAGCCGAGGCGCTGCTGCGTGTCGGTCGTGCCGCTGAGCATGAAGCGGCCGAGAATTGTAGAGTTGTTAGTTGCCATAAATCTCCTTAAATCGACAGGTCGAACTCGTCAACGCCGGGAATCTCGTCGAGATCCACGTCCGCGGGCGGCTCGTCGTCCACGTCGGCGGATCCGCCGGCGGAACTGATAAACAATGCGATTGATTTGTTCATCTGCTCGATCATCTTGGCAATACCCTCGATGCGGTTGCGCAGATCCTCGAACTCACCCTCACGGTGAGCCTCGCCGGGGGTCTCCTCGGGGTTCTCGTCGATCTCCTCGGTCTCCTCGGGTGTTAGGTCTTCGTTCTCTTCGTCCAATTTTCCTCCTATCAAAATGAAAAGGGCCAGGGTAAAAACCCTAGCCCAAGTATACAGCATTCGTGTAAATTTTGCGAAAAGGTTGACATACCACCCGCGTTCGGGTCCTACTCAAAGGCTGTCGTTCCGACTCGCGGTGCTCGCAACGTTTGCACATGCCATATAAACCTAGTGTACCCCAAAGAGCGCTAGCACGTCATTGAAGTGCTCGCGCGTCGCGGGTGTGTCGTACCTCAAGATTCCGTAACAGTACAGATCTGCGAGATTCTGGAGCGTCTTATTGGCGCGTTTTGCGACGATGTAGTTAGGCTTTGAGTCGCTTGTCGAAAGCGCGTAAACGACCGCGTTCGGATCGTTAGGGATCTTCGTGTTGATGTAATATAGCCCCTCGCGCAGATCGCCCCATACGCCGAACCGCTCACCTCGATATACAACGCCGAACGAAAAGCGTGCGCTGCTCGGTTTCTTCGCGATGAATTTACCCGCGTCGGACTCGAACTCGTTTCCATAGTCGCCGGCGCGTGCGCCCAGACGTTCGGCCATTTGCGCGCTGTCGGACTTAACCGCGAAGTCTCGAGGATCGGGGTAGTAGAAATACCAGGCCTTGCCTGCGAACCAGCGTCCGCCGAATTCCGGCGGCTCGGTTATGCCCAGCTTGGCGAAGTACGGGTTAATCAGATCGACCGCGTTGCCCATCAGATAAACACGCAAACGCGGGCGACCGGCGGAGTCCTTTTCGCTGTAGCGCTGAAGGGTGCCGATCAGGTTCTGAAATAGGGCGTACTCGTTCGGGAGGTAGCGCGTATAGGTGTCAATCGACTTGTCAATCAGGGCCTCGTCGAAGACGACGCGGCGCAGCTTGTGCATCGAGGCCTGCTTGTACCGGGTGGCCTTTGAAAGCGGGATGATCCTCACGATGTCGGCCCATTTGTTTTTCTTCTTGCCATCGGACTTCTTTCGAATCTTAATCAGGTTGCCGCACGTCTGGAATTCGTAACCCTCAAGTTTAGCTTTAAGGTTTTGGTCCTGCGTCTCCGCGGCGATCTGCCCGAAATAGTCATTCGCCACGACGTTTATGTCGTCTTTATAGCGGACGATCGCGATATGACTCTCGCCGTTCGCGAACCAGTCGCGGAGCATCTGCTCGCGGAGGCCGAACGTCTTGCCAAGCTCGCGCTTGGCGATGATCAGATTGAAGGGCGCGTCGTAACTCAAAACGTCGGCCCATTTTATGAACCTTGGTTTCTCCATAATCTCTCCAAAGAAAAAGGGCCCCAGCGCAGAAAGGAGAAGACGCCGGGGCCCAGTTCGAAAGGGTGTTACCTAACTATAGCACACTATTCGGAGGATTTGCCGAACAGCGCCAAAAAACCTTTTTCGCGGAGCTCGGGGTTGATCTTGCAGATGTTCTCGAGGATCGATACGACCTCGGTCGTCACGATATATACGACGATCGCGCCGACGGCGGGCACTTGAATACCGAGCTCCATGAACGTGCTTGCGATCTCGAGGGCAGCGGCGAGCGCGAACGCCACGAAGAAAGCCAGCTTGTGGGTCATGCCGTCGCGCATCTTGGAGCTGTTGACGCTCTTGGTGGCGAACGCGGCGATCAGGCCGCTGATAACGTCGAGCGCGATGAACGCGCACATTACGATGAACGGTGTTGCGAAATGCTCGAAGTTCATGCTATCACGCCCAGACCAGCGCGGCGGTGCCGCTGATCGTGTAGGTGCCCTCGCCGGGGGCGCCGTTGAACTTTAGGCGGAATGTAATATCTCGGAGATTGTTTTGATATACTACAGCGTAGCAGGTTCCGGTGCGGACGTTGTTCAAGTCGAATGACAGCGGGTTCGTTCCCATCCCTGCAAATTCGCCTTGCGGAGAAGCGGAGCCCTGGGCTTTGCAAATATCAATAGTGTCGGTTGAACCGTCCGAATTGAACTTGAAGCCCGTGAACTCGAGGAAGATTACGTTGCCCCACCGTTTACCTGTGACATTGGCAGCGCTGCTAGGCGCTTTGAAGTCGGTGAGCGTGATCGGTGCGGCTTTACCGTTTACATACGCGTCTGTATTGTCGACGGTGCTCTTCATCGAAGCGCTCAGCTTCTCGTAAGTCACGGCCTCGGCCGCGATCTTGGCGGTGGTAACGGCGCCGTCGACGATCTGCTCGGTGCCGACGGAATTCACGGGCAGCGTGATACTTGCGTCATCAATCGAGAGCGTTCCGTCGGGCTCGAGTCGGAAACCGGAATCGGCGGGGACGATCACGCCGCCCAGGGTGGTGTTCGAGGCGGGCGGGAGGACGTAGGTATCTGTGTCCGTTGAGATCGTGCCGTCGGCCGCGATGTTGACGTTGGCGCCGATACGCACACCGCCCAACTTGTTTGGCGTCGCGGGCTCGAGTTCGAACTGTGCATCGCGGCCCAGGATCTCGACCTGCTTCATCTGCGCGTCGATCGCATTAGCGAGCTCGTTGATGTCGTTCGCGCCGTCGAAGCGCGCGGCCGGATCGATTTCCGGAAAATTGTAGTTCGGGGTTCCCAAAATTTACTCCTTCACTAAAATTGCGTAATTAACATTTGTCATAATTACTTCATAAAATCCGCCAGCTGAGAATGTGGCAATATCGTATCGATTCGAAAGCTTAACATTATCCTCCGGCTGCGTGATGGTTGAGTTGTCAAAATCAAGAATATATGTTCGGTAGCCAATTACCGAATCGTAAGTCCCGCCTTGACTATTTCCCAAGATTGCGGCTTGAATGGTTGCAGTTCCAGACCACAATGAGCCTGGAGCAACGAGCCCCGCCGACGTATACATTGGCAGAGTTTGTCCAATACCTTCATCTCTATCAATGCCAGAAACGGCATTGAAGAAAGGAACCACGATGGCGATTTTGTTTGTCAGTTTTCGGAGATGAAAATTGACAACTCGGCGATTGCTATCAAGATTCCAGATTTCTGTAACTTGCGTTGAGTTCCACATCTGAGAGGGTAACTTCAGCTTGTTTACAACTGTGGAGTCAACGTTCCCCTCCACAATTGCCGGCGTTGCGAGTTTCGCCGTGGTGACGGCGCCCGCGGCGATCTCGGAGGTCTTGATCTGCTCGGTGCCGGAGAAAGCGCCTGAGCCGATGCCGATACGCCCGTCCTCGTCCGCTGTGATGTTACGGCCTGCGACGATTCCACCGAGCTTCTTGTCGGTGGCGGGCTCGAGCCTGAACGGCTCTGCCGATCGCGTAATCAGGCCGTCGGCGTAGACCTTGAAGCCGTGACCCACGCGGACGACGCCCAGGGTATCGCGCGATGCGATCGGGGGCTCGTACTCGTCGCCCTCGAAACCCTTCTGAATGCCGTGCAATACGGCGTCCGTGGCGGTCGCCAAACCGTTGACCGCATCCGGAAAGCTCAGCGTGCTGTCCGGATCGACTTGGGGGAGCCCAAAATAAGTAGTTCCCAAAGTTAGATCACCTCAATGTAGCCGGGAGTTCGTTTATCGATCCTCTCGGGATTAGTGTACTTGATTTGCTCGCTGCCGTCGCCCCAGATGTCGTTTGAGATCATGTCGACTTCGATGTATGTCTTGCCGTCGTCCGCGAGCTCCTGCCACGTGTGGCCGGTGTTCGCGAGCTGTCGCCAAGTCATCGCATGGACGCGCAGGGTGTCATACATCTGCTTGAAGATCGTGTACATGTAATCGAAACCGCCGGACACTGGGTTTCTGGAGCGGCCGCCGACCTTGAGGCCGTCGAGCATCGCGGCGATCGCGTCGACGCGGCGCTGGAGCTCGCGGATGCGTAGCGCGAGCTGCTCGTTCTCTCCATCGAGCTCGTTCAGAGCTTTGGCGAGATCGTTCGCGTAATCCGCGAGCTTGCACAGCTCGAAGAGGATCTTTTTCAGAACCTCCTCGGAGCTGTAGGCGTTCTGATAAAACGCCGGGATGCTCGGCGTGAATTTCGTGAAAGCCGCATATGGCACTAGTGGAAACATCGAACCTCCAAATTAGAAACCGTTGAAGTTGACGGCGAAGAGATCGGAGAACAGGACCTCCAGCTCGTCCAAAATCATCACGTCGACATCATTATAACGCTCCGCAAAATCCACATACTTATCGAGGTTGTCGCCAAGGCGGATGTCCTCGTGCTCCTCGTCCGTGGCATTGCTCGCGTAGTCCTCGGACTCGCCGTTGAGCAGTGTGGCGGGGAAGTCTGAGAAGACGTGGCGACGCTTGCCATAGTCGTCGCCCGTCTGGAAGATCTCGAACTCTCCGGACAGTTTCTCGTACAGCTTGTCATATTTCGGCATAATCTCGTTGAGCTTGCGGATGAACTGCCGGCGCCAGACGGCGGGCGGTAGGATGCCGATCTCGCGGAACTCGAAGCGCGCGGCGATCTTCTTTTGCAGGCGATCGCGCTGCTCCTCGTCGTACCAGTCCCATTCCCACGCGGGATCCTCCCAGTCGATGAATCCCGCGTCCTCGAGCTCAGCCCACGTCAGAGACGTGGCCGCGTGGTAATCGTGCGGCAACTCGTCCGCGGTGAATTTAAACGGTTCCATCATCGGCACCCTCCTCCATGTTAGTCAGTTTGTTGTTCTCCGCCTCGAAGTTGTCGGAGCGGTAGTCTTGCGCCCAAACTACCTCGATCGGCTTGCGGTCCGCGCGCGCCGCGGTCGAATAATTGAGGCGGTTCCACGCGTCGGCGGCCTCGCGTCGACAGTTGAGCGGATCGAGGCTCATGATCTCGGAGCTCGCGTTCTGGCTCTTTACCTCGCCGGTGATCATGCGCTCGGTCTTGTTCTCGACCGAAGGGATGCCCAGGAACCGGTAGATGTCATCCCAGAGCGAACGCTTCGCGGCGTCGATCTCGCCGGCCAGGCAGGGCACGCCGGTATTCACGGCCTCGATCTTGATATGCTCGGTCAGGCTCGACAGGCCGACGATCGCCGGCTCACCGCCCGCGATCTGCTTGAGCACGTTCGCGACGTCGGCCTTCTTCTCGGAGGGACCCGTGATCACGTATGGGGTGCGCTGCTGGAGCATATTGATGTCGAGCGTCCGGTCGATCGTCGTGAGGCGCCGGGCGTACATGTCGAGATGGCCGGCCATCGGCAGACGCATACGGTTATCGAACACCGGCACCGCGTTCGTGTCGTCGCACGTGAAACGAAAACCGTTGTTTCCGAGGGCATCCCATTTAGTTGGCTTGTCGTAGACGTTCGGCGCGCCCTGGTATACCAACTGCATTGAATATACAAGGTCCTCCGCACCGTGCGGGTGCGCGAGCGTTGCCATTCCGTTGAAGAACAGGCACCACTCAAGATAGCGCTCGTCGCACGAAGCCGGCAGGTTAATCCACTTGAAACGGTTTAGCGCTAGGGAGATCAGCCATTGCCGGTACATCTCGTACACGCGAACATTGAACGCGGCGCTCTGAAAATAGACGTCAGAGCCGGGCATCTTCTCGTAGTGCTTGCGCTTCGATTTACTCATTGCTTCACCTCCACCGTCACCTTGACGGACTCGTTCTCGAACGTCGAGACGTTCGCCGCGACGTCATCGGCGATCGAGCGCCCGCCGCGAGCGTACGCGTTCCATGCGGCCGCGTCACCGTAGAAGAGATCTCCGTCGAGCTTCCATCCGGAAACCGGGCAATCGCTCGCGAACTGCCACGCGACGACGTTGCCGTCGGCTTCGGGACACTTCCAGCCGGACGCGGTGGCGTGAGTCGGGGCCGTCACCGGCGGGTAGCTCGCCACCCAGCGCGCGCAGTTGGGCTCAACACCGCCCTGGTTGAAGCGCCAGGGGTTCGCGTAGATCCAAGGCCAGACCTTCGTAAGATTGTGGTACTGATTTACAAATTGGTTTACCCAATTGACGGACTGCTGGCCCTCCCAGTCGAGAACCGGGATGCCCTTACCGCAATAATTCATCGTGTTGCGGTAGAAGAACGCGGCCTCCGCGAGCGGGTCGCCGCTGCCGGCGAAATGGTAGAAGCCCCAGAGCTTCCCAGCACCATCGGCCTTCTGGATAAAACCGTCGCATTTCGGATCGACATAGTTAAGGCCCTCGGTGGCCTTGCAGATCACGCCGTCGACGGGGGCGGTGGCGGGGTCGAACCCCGCCTGCCAGTTTGAGATATCGATAAATTTAAGCATGCTAGACCGTCCTCAAGTTCACGGGCGCCGCGGTGAGCTTAGCGAGCAGATCGTCGGCGGCGCTCGCCACCGCGGCCTGTTTCTCGGCCAGCTTCGTGAGCTCGCCGTCGTAGAGAGCGGCACGTTCGGCGGCGCTCGCCTCCTTAGCGGCGATGTCGCGCTCGGCCGCGACATATTGCGCGACCTCTTCGTCGCTGAGGTTGGCGAAACCGTTATGGTCTACCTCTTTATAGATATCATCGATTGTCATAGATGGACACTCCTCCAATTTCGTCCGGTTTTGACCAGATTGTAACACCGCGCCTCAAAATGTTCTTAATCGCCTCCTGCGCACTCTCGATTACGCCCGCGCCGCCGGTGAGCCACAGATCCTCGCATTGCCAGTAAGTGAAGTGCTGCATGAGATTGAAGTCGGTAAAGTTCCACAGCTGGCCCAACGTGTAGCCATACCGGAGCATCTGATCGGCCGCCGGGGCGATCTCGCCGGGCTTTTGAGTCTTCACCTTCACCTGCACGCCGCGCCACTTGAATTCATCGGGGAGCGGATCGCCGGCGTACTCGCCAACCTGGATAGGCGGATCTAGTCGGTGATCGAGATAGCCCTGGCGGATCATCTCGAGCCCCGCGGTGAGCGTGCGCTGAGCGTTCTCGACGCCCTGATCGCGGGAATATCCGGCATTGGCGCGGGCCGTGTCGCGGTCTCGCTGAGCGTTCGAGCGCGTGAGCGACGCGTTGGCGTCGGCATTGGCGATCGCGGCATTATAGGTGCGCTGCGCGTTTGCATCGCCGGTCGTGCGGGAACGCTGAGCGTTGGCGTTCGATGTGCCGCGGGTGTTGTCCGCGTTGGCGACGGTTGCCGCAAACGTGCGCTGCGCGTTGGCGTCGCCGGTGTCCTTCGAACGGCCAGAATTGGCGGCCGTCGTGGAGTAATTCTTTTTGGCGTTCGCGTCGCCGGTGTCACGCGTCGCGTCCGCATTTCGGGTCTCGGTCACATAGGAGTTGTTGGCATTCGTTTTTGTGGCGTTAGCGTCGTTGTTCGTTGTGGCCGTCGTTACCGCTATATCCTTGTTCGTGACATTTAGGGCAAGCGCAGAGTTCTCGGTCATTATCTCGGTTGAGTTCCTGGACGTCTCGTCTACCTGATTTTGAGACAACTCGATGCCCTTCTCGGTGGCTGCGTGCCCCGCCGCGACGCTCGCAATCGTCTGGATGCCGTTGTTGATGGCACCTGCAAATGTCGCGTTAGCCTGCAGCGGATTCGCGCTCTCAAGATGCGAGAAGCCCTCGAGCATCGAGACGCCTGCCTGGCCTGCCATCGAGACGAACGCCTGTGCGTCGCTGATGTTCTGGAGCTCGCGGGAATAGCCGGCGCTCCAAGCCTGAATAGCTTGGTTAAGTGAATTAGACTTTCGGGTGACGGTCGCCGCGTTCGAATTGCCCTGAGCCGTCTTGTAGGCGGCGGCCGCGGTGGACACGGCCGCGTTGGCGACAGCAGTGTCGGCTAGGTTGTCCGTGTTAGCCTTGGCCGTACTGGCGGCGCGGCGTGTGTTCGTGCGCGCAGTGTCGTTCGACTGGAGCGTCGTGTCGCGGGCGGTCTCTGCGCTCGAAATCTCGTTCGTGTAGCCGGTGGCATTCGAGGTGAGGGAATTCGTCTGAGCCGTCGTCGCCGATCTCTGCGCATTCGTGAACGCGGCCGCGTTCGAGGCGTTGGCGTTAGTCTGGCCGGTAGCGTTCGAGGCTTGCGCGTTCTGAAACGCTGCGAGAGCGGAACGATTCGCGTTGTTCTTCGAATTCGCGGCCGACGCGTCGGCATTGGTATATGCCTTCGAGATCGCCGCGAGCTCATTCTGATATGCGGTGTTGGCGGAGCGTACATCGTTCGTGTAGGCGGTCTCCTTCTCGGTAAGGGCCTTCACATTGTTCGCGTTGTAGTTGTGCAGCCTGAAACGATCGTAGCCGCGCTGGTAGATCGCGAACGTCGGAATGTCGAACCCGAAATTGAAATCGCGGAAATCGGAACCCGGCAGAGACTCGCGGAACTCGCGATCGCTGAGGTCTTTCCAGGTGAACTCGTTCGGCTCGCCACCGCCCACGCCCGACAGGAAAGCCTCGAAACGTATAAACGGGTACGCTAGGGAGACGCGCTTCTGGATTTCGAGCGCGCCGGTGTCCTCGATCTTGATAATCGAGGCGTTGCCGGATGAATCGGATACCTCGATCGCCGCATAGGGATAGGTATAGAGCTTCGCCAGCTCCGCGTACTCGGCGGGGTAGTTGAAATCCTCTTTCGTGAAATGGAGTTGCTTGATGGCGTCGTTGTTAGGTTGAACCTCCCAGCAGTCGAAGCCGTTCGAGCCGGTTCCGAAATATAGGAATGCGAAACGGTCGATATCCTCGTAGCTGTGGCCGGAGTTCGCGAGATCCGCCCACGTCTTTCCGGTTGCGGCCAGCTGTCGCCACGTCATCGAGTCCTTCGCGAGGACCTTGAAGTGGTTTCCCTTGACGATCATGGACTCGTCGACCATGAACACGGCCTGGATCGTCTCGATGATCTGCGGGGCCTGCGCCACCGCTGCGGTCATGAACTCGGCGAAATCGCGGCCTGCGACGGCGATCACCGACACGCCGTTGGGCGTGGCATTGGTATTAGAGGCCGTCGGATCGGTTTCGAGGTTTAGGCCGGAATAGTCGACACCGCCCGCGGCGATCTGCGCGCCGTTTATACCGGCATCTGCACCGGCACGGTCGCCGGTACTGTAGAAGGCTGGATTGCTCGGGGCGATCGCATCGACGGAACCGAGCGCCGCGAACGCGTCGCGGGGAATCGTCGTGGCGATCAGCACGTATTTGGTTCCGGATCCGAACGGGATGAACTCGGACGATTGCACGGCCGCGGGCTCACCGACCGCGACGTCCTTTGCGAGCAGGTAGCGGTTGTTGGCAATCGGGTTAGCCAGGTACTCGTCGACATTCGACGCGGCCACGGGCGCATGCCCGCGGGCCAGCATCATGTAGTTGATATCGATTCTGTTGATATATGTCGTCCAGACGTCGAGCTCCACAGTCGCGCTCGTGGTGTTCGCGGCGGTGAACTCGACATCATGAACGAAATAGAAGAAACGGCGGGCATGCTCGTCCGCGAACGGGACCGGCGCGGGCGCGAACTCGACCATCAGGTAGTTGTAGTTTACGAGTTCATCGAACGGCACCGGTAGCTTGATCGATTGCTTGGGGAGCACGCGCATACCGGATTCGAGTACATGAATCGGGGTATCGAGCGCGTCGAAATAGGCATCGCGCGCAGCGTCGTCTTCGAACTTCACGACGTTTTCATAATCGCCGCACCAGTTGACGTTGCAGAGCTTCAGTTTGGTTCCGGGCTCCCAGCGGGTATAGTCGAACGTCTGTTTGATAGCGTATGGGTCGACGTTTTTAATTCCGGGGAATTTCTCGGAGTCGCTTAGATGTGGAAATTTTGCGGACATGCGCCCTCCTGTTTAATCAAGTGGTTTCACTCGATTATAACAGGGGACGCGTTGCCCACCTCGATTCGCGGAGTGTGGGTGTCGGCCTTGATCGCGATGTACTTATCTCGATCGTCGATCTTGCGGCGGTAATGCTTCTCGAGGAAGCGCACGGTCGCGGCGTTGCTGAACTTGATCGTATCGCCGATCGTCTTCCAGATCGGCCACAGCGCCTGCGCGCGGTGACACTTGACATGCACAGTTCGGCCCAGGTAATCGGTCACGTCTTGATCGAATTCGTCGGCTGCTTTCGGCTTGTCGCGCATGAGCGTGTGCGCGACGGATGGCGCTAGCGACGCATTGTATCCGAGCGTGAGGCTTACGGCCTCGGCGGGGCTATAGCCCTTCGCTAGCAGCCAGTCCAAAACGTCTTCGATGTGGTAGCAGCCTTCCCAGCCCTCGGGGTGCTCTGGGCGCGAGATACCTGCCAGCGTTACGTGGCTGTGCCCGTTGACAAACGAGACGCGGGCCTTGTTCCAAAGCTCGACGTGATCGCTGTAGTAGATCTGGCCGGTCTTCTTGTCCGCGGGCTCGATGTCGAAGATACCGATATCGGTTAGCGGACTCGCGAAATCAGGGAAATACTTCCGGTTATGGCCCTGAACGCGATCGAGCGCCGCGGTGCAGGCGTCGTGGAGCGGTTTGAGTGCGTCCAGCAGATCGGTATACTCGTACGGCTCTGCTAGTGCGATCTTCATCGAGTCGGTATCGCCACCCGTGATCATCGCGGCGGAACCGAAACGCTCGAAGATCAGGCGGATTGCGATAACCAGATGCTGGCGCGAACCTGCGACGATGCGGAGCCCGTAGGTGTAGAGTACGCGCGGGCGCTCGGGTGCAAGGTCGTCGAAGTTATCTTCAGTCGGCTTCGTGGCGGAGTCCAGGCGGATCTCGCCGGCCTCGTCAACCATGAAATCGGGGCGCCACAGCTGCATCGCCTGCGTTCCGTAGATGCCGTTGAATGCACTTTTCGTGGCGACGTTATAGTAAGCGTTGAGAGCTCCTTCTGTCATCGTGCCGGCGCGGAGCTGATCGGCGATTGACTCGGGAATGTCGTTTGGGATCGGATCGGTGTAGCCCTCGCCGGGGTTGTACGTCTTCGTTAGCTTCTTGACGTGCGATTTCTGCTCGAACAGGATATTCGATTGCAGGGAAACGTAATCGGGCGGTGTCATCGAGCATGCGGTGAACTCGCCGGCGATTGCCTCGAAGCTATCGAAATCGTAGACCTGCGCGACGTTCCACAGCTCGACCTCGGACAGACACAGACGGGCCTCGCGGGCCTTGTACAGTTTGCCGAACGCGAACTCAGCGCCGGTGGCTGCGTCCATCCACCCGGCCGCACGCGCTGCGTCCTCGACGGCTGCGTTGACCTCGGCCGGATCGTCTTCGTCGGTGAGGCGCTTGTCTGTGAACTTGCCCTCCGCCAGCGTCGCGATTCCGTAGAACTCGAAAGCGGACCCTGCCTTCAGACGCAGGTTTTTGAAGATGAACACGCCATGGAGCGCAAAATCGAACGGCTGCCAATAGTATTTGAGAACTCGATCGAGCGGGGTGTTCGCAACATTCTCGGCGGCCATCTGGAAAAACTCCATATTGTCGGCCTTGCGGAATTTATGCGGAATTCTGCGGCCGTTGATGTACATATGGTGCATAGATGTAACATCTAATGAGCACACGCGGTGCATAATCTGCATCGCCGTGCGCGCGGCTGTGAACGTCAGGCCACCGCGGAAGGCTGCCGTGCGGAGCGACATCGTCTGGAAATCAGGCGGAAGCTCCCGGAGGCAAAGTTGTTCAAACATCACGCCCAGCGACGTGCGTTTGGGCTTGAGGTCGTAGATCTCATGGACGGCCATCTGGCGCACGAGTGAAGTTTTAGTCATCACGCGCACGCCCAGCATATCAGGAGTCAACCACTCGTACGAGTGGAGCAGAAAACGGAAATACGCGGGTATAATCTGCACGTCTCGACGCATATAGAACATCTCGCGATCTGTGAGCGGGGTTTCCGGCGTTCGCACCAGCGAATAATCCAGATCGCCGACGGCCTTGGGAAGACCTGCCGTCGAGCCCATAGATTTAAGACCCGACATGTCGAGAAAAAACGTATCCCAGAAACGCAGCGCCAAGCGATCATCTTTGTAGAGATCGAAGCAGTAGACGTGCGTAGCGGTCTGAGCGGTCACCTTGCACTCATATTCGGCGCAGAGATCGGCTTGAAGCGTTTGCAGGTCGAACATGAGGTTGTAAGCCGCGACGATCGGGATATAATCCCCGCCGCGCTCGGCTTCGTCGACGATCTGCGCGATAACATCCATCGAATCAAGCTCCGAGCGGAGGATCGTAATATCGTCATCACGCTCGGGCTCGTATTGGTAAAGGTTGATGTCGGCGATCCGGTTCCAGATGTAGGCGTAGGCGAACGCCTGCTGCGAATCTTCCACGCCTACCGTCGTGGTCTCGGTATCGTATACCGCGGCGATTTTGAAGGGCCGTTTTTTCTTTGCCATTATCGCCGCGCTCCTTTCTGTGCGGTTGTTTAGTGTAGCGCAGCATACGCCACCGCGATAGCTTTCTGCGTCGGGGAATCCAGACCGTCGAATGCCTCGTTGATCATGTGGTTCCACGCTGGCGATGTGGTATCGACTTCGTCATATTGAATGCCCAGATAGTCAGCGACGAACATCTGAAACGTCACGCCACCATTTTTCATATCCGCGTCGAGCGCTCGAGAATACAGATCCCAGAGATCCAAACCGGGATGCGCAGCCAAGATCGCCTCGTAACGGTTCGGGCTTTCGCTAGACTGCCAATCGCGCTGGTAAATCATGAAAAACGATTTAATTTTGATACGCCCTTCGACGGGATCGCCGAAAATCGTCTGCTGCTTGTCCATCGCGCGACGCATTTCGCTTTGAATGAAAAGGTTTCGGTTTCTCTGCCGCGTAGGGGCTTCGTTTAGATCGAGGAGGCGTTGAAACTTTTGTGTTTTCTTGGTATCGCTTTCGCCACGCTTGAACGCGGATCGCCTGACGGCCTCGTTGATGTTTTTAGCCTCGCGCCTATAAACCTGTTTAATGCCCTCGTCTTTCTCGAGCTTTGCCTGTGCCTGCAAGCGCTTAGCGCGTCGCTGCAACTTACGGCGCAGGTTTTGGGCTTCGCGAGATCGCCGACGTGTCTCAGGGTCGCGGGCCATTAGAGGAAACGCCTACCGTTGATAAACGTCTTGGAGTCGTCGAGCGCAAAACGATCCAGACGGGCCCAGTCGATGCCGTTGCGATCGCACCAACCGGAGTCGATCAGTGAACAGGCTTCGCGGAGTGAATAGGCCTCATGAAACACAAACCAGACCAGCGCGATACGCTGATCCAACCGGTATTCGTTCACGTGATGTTCTGCCCAGCTAGGAACGTCGCGGATGTCATGCCGATCCGAAATGCGGTTCGACGTTTGCGCGCGGTTCATTCCGGAGTATACGTATTTATCCATTAGTTACCAACTGCTTTCTACGAAAATTGCCCCTCTTGACGGTTCCAGTATATGCCGGATCGGTGGAGCGTGGAGGAAATTCATAGGATGCACACAACAGCGGGACGGGAGATCGGACACGGATGCCAGGTGCCCGCGGTCGGAGCGGGCGTGGCGTGAGCGTTGGCGTGGACGTCGGCGCGGGCGATCGGCGATGGGGGTTCGGGTCGGTCGGGTGG